TATGAAAATTATGCCGGAAATCCTAATCGTTATTGTGCATTTTTGCATACGCATTAAGCGATGCAAATGCTGCCAGAAATGAATCAACATCCTTGATAACAGAATACATTTTATCTTGCATAAACATTTTTTTGAATTCCAAGATATTTGATTCATTGATATTAGTATCTAATCTATCAATTACATTTAATTTAATATTTCCGGACATGTCTGTATCCTTGAGTTGCATTAATTTATCATTTAAATATAATTGTGATTCAGCAGAACTTATTTTTTCAAACATTTTTGCTTTTGGTTGTTCCTGTTGTTTATCGATTGATTCCTTAACCACTCGATCAATAGTATATGGCTGGTTCGCGAAGTCCGGAAAATGTTTTAAAATAGTTTTTAGTCCAACTCCTTTAACTCCTGGTATATTATCTGATGGGTCTCCAATAAATGTTCTATACAGCAAATAATTTTTTGGGATAAAACCAAATTCTTCTTTCATTACATCTGGTGTATAATATATTTTTTTAATCGGGCTCCAAACTGATATTCTATGGTTAACTAATTGCAGGAAATCTCTATCAGTGCTAACTATTTCTACCTTTTCATTATCTTTAGTAAAAACTTCATTAGCAATATATGCTATGATATCATCTGCTTCGACACGATCGACGGCCATTAATGTTACTGGTAGGTAATCTAAATATTGAGCTAACCGTGTATATTGTCGACGCATACTAGCATGTTCATCATCAGCAGTCTCAAACTCATTATACCTGTTAAATTTGGTTTTTACTGCTCGGTTACCTTTATAATCTGGAAATAGTTTTCTACGACGTTGACTGCCGCCTTTTCCATCAAATATGATTATACATCTAGTAGGCTTAAATCTTTTTATGACACTAGCTATACTTCGTAAAAATCCTGTTACACCACCAATATGATCGCCGTCATCGTTAAGGGCTGGTACGGCACTAAACACACGAATGAAGGTGTTCAGGCCATCGAAAAGTAAAACTCGATCATTTACTCCCTTTACCGGAACACCTTCTGTATGTTCTCGAATTACATCTTTAAAAAACTTTTGGTAGCGATCATTCATCCCTCAGAATTTATAACTTCTGCATCTACTATCACATCATCGATCCCAATATCTTCGCCAGGTTTATATCTTAGAATATAACTATCACAAATCTCTTTGTATATTAATTCTTTCAACTCGGCATCATCTTCTAGCTTCTTTTCAAAATCTTTGCTTAAGAATTTTATAACCTCACCAGTTTCTTTATTAGTATATGAATACCAGGCACCTGCCTGTCCTACTAATTTATGATCTTTCATAACATTAAGCCATCCACCAAAATTATCAATTCCAGATTCAAAGTAAATATCATAATCGACAGTTTTTAATGGCGGACCCATTCTATTCTTGATTACTTGACATCTAGTTTTGATACCAATTGTTTGATCAATGCCATCCTTTTTCACTTTAATCTGACCAACTGATTTTAATCTCAATCTAACCGATGAATGAAATGGAATTGCTTTGCCACCTGATGTTGTCCATGGGTCTCCAAATGCTACACCTAACCTACTTCGTAACTGATTTGTAAATAACAAACATATACGCTGTCTACCAATCATATTGGTAATTTTACGCATACCTTTTGATAGGATGATGGCTTTACTTGTAGCCCATCCATCTTTATCATAATCAGCTGCTTGTTCAATTTTTGTCGAAGCACCCATAACTGAGTCTACCACTATTGTAACCAACCTGTCTTTATTAGATTTTCTTACTGATTCAATGATACTTTCGATTGCCTCAAATATATCTTCAATATTATCTAAAGGCACATAAAGCATTTTTTCTAAATCTAATCCAATTGCTTCCAAAAATTCTCGGCTAACAGCATTTTCTGTATCTATATAAACTGCAAGACCTCCACTCTTTTGAGTATTGGCCAATGCATGTGCTGCTAATAATGATTTTCCGGAAGCTTCTAGACCTGTTATTTCGGTTATCCTACCAACAGGAAATCCTCCATTAGGCCGATTTGATATTGCAAGATCTAACATACTAGAACCTGTACCTACCCAGCCTTTTACGTCTGAAGGCGCTTGGGTGTCACCGTCAAGAAAATAAGCCACTTTATAATTATTGTTCTTAAATTTCTTGTTTAGATCATCGGCTAAATCAGAGGCCAGTTCGTCGACTAGCTCCTTTTTTGTCTTTGCCATTAAAAACCTTTATTTAATTGTTAAATAATTCGTCAAATGCAGATGATACATCATCTACTTTACTTACGCCTTCTGCAACTGGTTCCTTTTTCGTTTCGGCTTTAGCAGTATCAGTAGGTGTTGATTCTGTTTCAGCACCATCTGGATTCAACCAATCTTGTAATGCTTGTTGCAGATCTTCATAAGATGGTTCTTTGAAAATACTAGTAACATTTGGTTGATTTTGTGCTACTTGTTCAGCAACATTTTTATCATCAGTTACTGCAGTTTGATTAGGTTTTACTCTAATAGCAGTTTTAGGAAATCCACCACCTTCTGCAGGTGTAAATTCCACTACAACATCTCTACCAGATACTGGATCGGTGATATCACCATAATCAGGATCAGCAATAATGCCTAAAAGCTCTGTATATACAGTTTTTCCAAATCCCCAGAACTTAACACCTTCAGACTCTTGTCCTCTCACTACGACAGGTACATAAGTTCTTAATTTTGGTTCTAATGATTTACCTAATTTCCAATCATCTGAATTTCCGGAAGATTTTAGTTTTTCTGCGAATTCCATTACTGGGTCTGGCTTACCATATGTTACCGGTGAAAGATAATTCCTCTTCGCTAGGTTATAATGAAAGTATAGTTCAATGAATGGATTGTCTTTGTTATGTTGATAAGGTACTATTCTTATCACCTGTTTACCTGGTTCAGGTTTCCAAAGATTATTCTGTTTTGTTGTTTGATTTTGAAGTTGAGTTAACTTCGATCGGATTGCATCTAAATTAATAGCCATTTTTTTCCTTTTTTAAGTTGTTAATTAATAATATTTAAATATAATAAATTTTTTTCGAAAAACCAAATGTTTTCTGAAAAATGTTTTATTTATTATTTTTTATTTGTTACTATATAAATATGGTTGATAATTACCAAACACTAGGTTTATACTTTTTTTATCTGGTATAGTTTAAAAATTCGCGGGCCATTTTAACTGCAACTGGATCTGCTGGTCTAGCACTAGTGATGGGATAGGCCATCATTTCCATTTCTTCGACAAAATCATTGAAATTTCTATATGCATGTCCTAGGACTGTGTTATCATGGTATTCTGGGAATTCCCCTGAATTTTTACGATCGGTTAACGCTACTATTAATTCGAATGCCTCCGCCGGTAAGGTTTGAAATTCTGGGAAGTCTATTTTATATTGGTTTATTACGGTATCTCGGGCGTTTTCATTTAATCTATATCCTCCTATCTTTTTGAAGGTTTCTAATAATGGTTTTAACCTTAAAGGTCGTCTTTTCCTTTTCATGACTGTACTTTTTTTTTAATAAATATGTTTAAATATCTATTCTTCTATATAATTCTAATTTAATTCTTCTCAACGCATCACCGTTAGTTAATAATAATGAATTCTGATATAAATTCCATTCTATAATAAATGTTTTGTCTAAAAGACCATTATTTGCTTTTCTAATTATTGCATTTAACGCGTTTACCGTATATAATGTATTTGTTTCTTTTTTCCGATGTATTAATATTGTACTTTGTGCTTTATTGAAATCATCATATGCTGCTACATTATATGTACAATATAATTCATTAGGATCATCTGCGTTATTAAACACAAATATTTTCTGTTCCGGTAATGTGTATGTTTTTTCAATGTAATCTGCAATTAATGCTAAATCTTTACGATGAGCAAATGTACATAATAAATGCGTTCTTTCCAAAATTCATTCCCTATAATTTATTCGCCGGCACCTTTTGCCGCGGCTCGTTCAAATGGACCAGTTGGTGCCATACCAACAGTATGGGCACCTTGTGTAGCGCCGCCACATGTACATTTATCTGTAGGTACAAAATGTAATATATCAGATGTGCTTTGATAAAATAATACGCCGGCGCCATTTCCTATACCCGATGACCGCATATCTTCATTTAATACTTCTTGTAATTTAAGTAACGCATCTGTGCCATCATCTATATTTCCATATTTTTCATCTAATGTCGCGACTATACTAATCTTGCCAGGCGTTACAGAATCATATAAATTATTTGTGGCACCATATGTTGGCTTTGATTTAGCTGTTACGCTTAGATCGCCCCCAGACATTCCAACTTTTTGTTGTAATAGTCCGGATAATTCACTTTTGGCATAAGTACTTAATCCTAAACGAATATATTGTCCATTAGATGTTATTTCCTTAACATGCCAACCTATACCATTTATATTAACATCATGAACTGCATTTGCACCGCCCATTTTAGAATCTTTAAATAATAATGGTACTACGAATTCACCACGACCTATTTCAGTTCCTTTTGATCCACCCTTACCTGTTCCTATATCAGCTACTGCAATCATAGATGTTGGTACTGGCATCTCATTAGGCGGATTTTCTAGACTAAATAAATCCTTTCCTAATTGAATTGGATCAGCTGAATAAATTGCATCTAATACAAAATTTATATATCGCGCGGTCCAAGTGTCTTGTGTAATAGAATATAACACATTATATAATTTTCCCATCTTAAATACAGGAATTAGAGCACCTTCTGGCTCACTTCTACCGTCCCAATCTGCAGAATATCCAATTTTTTCTAGCCATCCTTGCCATGAAGGATCATCATGAAATGGGGCATCAAATGCGCGTTTAGATACTTTTACTTTCTTTCCAGATCGTTTCATCGGATCAAATGGAACTTTCTTCAACTTCTTAAGCAAAAAATCTTTCATTTGTTGTATTTCTGACCGATCTAATTGAAATTCCATATCCTGTATGGTTACTAAATCTTCATTGATAGATGTATCTTCAAAAATAATATATTCTTCTAAATTATCATCTGCTTCCTCTACTGGCTTAGCATCCAAAAAGGCTTGATCTAATTGAAAATCGTTTTCTTCCAATACCTTATGTAGTATTGTTAATTCCTCATCAGAATAAGGATAATTGGCATAACCATTTGGTAAACGATAAAACCATTCGTTTATAATCTTCTCAGTGTTCATATCATTTATAAATATCAGTTATTTAATTTTATTTGTCATATCTTGTAGGTCATGTAGGTTGCTTCCGGCTTTAAGTTTAACTGGCATTTTACCGTTACTACTCATTAAGTCTTTTAATTTCAATATGAAATCCCGGCCATCGGTCATATCATAATCAAATAACAGACTATCATATGTATATAAAATCACTTTGCTATTATAATTTTGTATGAATTCATTTACTTCATTGATAACACTTAAACTATATTCTGTTTCCATGCTCTGTAAAAAATAATTAAATAATTTATTGGCATTCATATCGCCTAATGATTTTTTATATAATTTACGATTATATATTCCAGTTTCAATATATCCGTCATCTTGAAAATTAATCCATAATTGATTT